GGCTACTTCCATAACTGAGCTGCACTGCCCGCTTTTTGAATTCTTCATCATACTTTTTTCGGTTGCTTGGCATCGTTTCTCCTCTCTTTTTACCTTACCAAACTGTCCGATATTTTAACAATGACCCCATCTCTTAGTGGAAGAAGAGTAACCATGTCATATGGTACTTGCTCTTCATCAGTGAAAAGGTCATCTTTCATCGAACTTATCCCCTTTGCAAACAGGCTTGTAAGAAATTTCTCCGTATATTTTCCCGTCTACCGGATTTGGTGAAAACATACTTACTCATTTCCGTGTATTCACGCTACCATAAGGTAATCCTCCATTCAAGGATTAGATGGAGACTTTTCCATCCCAGCTATACGTGTATTTCCCCTGTCCATCTTCAAACACCTTCGGATCATACTGCAGCCCCTGGTCCCCTTTAATCGGCTCATCATGCCGCTTTTTTCCTTCAACAATTTGGGGATCAATACCTTCTGGGAACGCCTTACACGTCCACCCTTTGTAATCGAGCCCTCCCATATCAATCAGGTTCTTACAATACTGACACGGCGAGACCCACATGATCGCATACCTTCCCGTATCATAGTGCATATCTATCTCCCTCTGCTTTCTTTCCATATCTCCATGATCTCCTCATATTCCAATTTCTTTGGCGGCTCCTGTTTATCCGGGATATTATCGGTCTCTTCTAACAGGATCGTTCTCTTTCTGCCATCAGGGCTCTCAGCGTAACCTGCTACTCTGAACTTTGCATCCATACCGAAGAGATATTCATCTTCTGATGCAAAGTTGCTCTTCCCATTAATGTATCCTGCCCGATTCTTGCCTTTGGTCTTTACGACGGCCAGGTATCCACCTTCGGTCCCAAAGTTGCGCCCGGGAGTGATGGACGTTGATGAATAGGCTTTCCACTGCACGTAGGCCCAGTCACCACTTTTCCACTTCTTCCACTGCTTTTCTATCTCAGGGATGTTCGAAACTCCCCGCCCCACAACCCCATCATAGTAGGGTAGTTTATCGAGTGCATGGTCTAAGTCTTTGTAAGCTATTCCCTCCAAGGCATCTCTGTTGATCCCACGATACCCAGAACCGGTGTAATTAGCTATAGCATTACGTTCTGAAGGGGTGAAAGAGTTCCAGGACTCATGCGTGTGTTTCGTAACTTCTTTGAAATTGCTTCCAATTAAGGGTCCTTGTGGAGCTGCTGGTTTTGGCTGGGGAGCAGGTTTTGCCTTGAAATCCTTTTCCCACTGATAGAGGTAATCAAGACGCTCGGTGAGAAGCTTGTAATAACTTTTTTGCTCTACGGGGGACAGACCGCTGGTCTGCAGGATCTCGGTGATATCACCCTTTTTGATGCGGATCTTCAGCGTCCTGATCTGCTTTGCAACATCAGCGTCCGTTACGTGCTTAAAGAGCCCGGCTGAGGCATGATTCATGGAAGGATCCCGTAGTGTCTTCAGCCCAGTCACCTTTGATCCAAAGGCTGAACCCTTCTTTGCTCCCTGTGCCCGGTAGAAGAGCGTGCCGCCCTGATCAATTCGAGTGATCGTTGAGACCTTACCACCTGAAATCATCAGGTTATCAATGCTGGCTCCCGCTACATCCCAGTTGGCAAGCCAGGCATCGGTGACAAAGCCTGATTTCACCCGGCTAGCCTGGGAGGCCATTTCAAGGCCGTTGTAACCCACTGTTTTGTAGCTAGCTCCCAGATGCTTGGTAGCAACCGCAAGATCATCCCCGATGTAGGCAAGACGAGAGGAGGCAACCTGGACACCTGCCTTGTCATAGATCTGATTGGCCACAAACTCATTTCGTACCCGCTCCTTCGAGCCGTGATATGTCTTTACTATCCACTCACTGCCCTCATCATCAACAAAGAGCTTCGCTCCCGTAGATCCTCCGAGATGAGTACCCTTCTTCTGTGTTAACCGTGCCCCAAAGGCCTTCGCTCCGGCCTCTCCTACAGGTAGCGATGAAACAGGAGGTGGTAAATTGAGGCTTTTAGCCGAGCCTTTGGTCTTTACCGCTCCCCTCCAACTCTCATAATCTACCCACGGTTGCTGGCCTTCTCCTTTTACTCCTCGAACCTTGGGAGGATAGCCCTTGATCTGACCACGGATCCGACAGCGGCAGTGGATATCAAAGCTTGCAACCCCAGACTGCAAGGGAGCTGCTACCCATCCGATTGACGGAACCTTCCAGCCTTTTTCTTTTTTCTCCTTCCCATCGAGTGCTCCATGCTCAGGGCGTGTCCTCGCATCAAGGGCAGCATCCCAGATCTCTTTGAGCTCGACTCCCTCCTCTTTTGCGGTCTCATACGCTTTACTCTGGCCTTCAACTGCCGCTCGTTGCCCTTCGGTCCTGGCAATACGGAGAGCTTTGTACAGTTGGCCTTTGTTTGATGGGACATATTTCCCGCTGTGAAGCTTCGCAATCCCCATGGCATCGCGGATACTCCTGGCCATCTTGGGATAATCATCACCTTTGACGATCCCGATCGTGATGAGCTTTCGAATGGCATACACTGCCTGGTCCCGATCACCTTGGAGGTATCTCGACTCAGAGAGCTTTCCAAGCGGAGATAACGCGAGAGCTTCTACATCCTCATCGCGCAGCAGCCCCCACTTCAGTGCACACCCACCACTCTGGTCGATGGCGTAGCCGTGCTGATAGAAGGACTCTTCAAAGAGTTTCTTCGTGGTATCTATGAGCAGATTATCTTTTCGCTTGAGGATGGGTTTTAGGTGTGAGGAAACCTGGGCTTCGAGGTTTTTCAGGCGGTTGTACTTACTCATCTCTGAGAAGCTGAGCTTTCCCTCCTTTGCATACGAGGCATACACTCCAGCTAGATCTGCTTTGATCTGCTCGTACGCCTGGACATACAGTGAGAGGATCTTCTCTTCACTTGTGAGCTGCTGATTGTAAAGAGATGCTTGAATACCGCCGTAGAGCTTATCAAAGAGTGCCCCATCTCCTGAGAGTTTGCCTGCTGCCAATAGAGGCCCCTATGCCCGTTTTTGGCCGGTAGGAGTGCTCTTCTTGCCACCGTCCTGATAGATTTTGAGTACCTCATCTGATGAGAGCGGACGTACTTCCATATTGGCAGCATCCTCTTTTCTCTTCTGCTCAACCTCTGCATCTGGGTTCTCAATAAAGGGCAGCTGCTCGAGGAGGGATCGCTCGCTGACCATCCCCCAGAGCTTTGATACCATCTCGGTGATAGCGGTGAGGTTCTTCGGGATATTACGAGTGAAGATGATCTTGATGTCACTGGGATCTCCGACCTGTTTCCCTTTGGGGTAGCTTAACGTTGCAGTGATGAGCTCTATTCGTTTACGCAATCCTTGAGCGAAGTAGCTCTGCTTCTCGCCTGCAAGCATCTCGAAAAGCGCGAACAGGTAGGTGAAGGCCTCTCCTGATTTCTGTCCGAGTGCACTGGGGTCTGTCATATCGGGAATGAGCGACTGCCGGTGGATCTCCTGGCGGATGATCTCTAACAGTTCCTTTCTCCCGGAGACCGATAGGTCCTTCGTGAGGTACTCGAGCTTATCATTTTCTTTGAGCCCATCGATAACCCTCAGCTTCTGCAGCTTACTTAAGGCCTCTTCATCGAGATATTTCCCGTACAGCAGGAGAATAGCCTCAGCAAACTTCTCCTCATCATCAAGAAAGGTGGAGATTAACACATCGTACGCATCAATGAGCTTCTGAATGTGCTCGAGATCCCCCTGGATGTCCTCGTTGTTTCGGTAGATGACCACCGGCACCTGGCCGTAGGGGTGGACATCAGTCGACAATTGCGTGAGGGATGATCCAACCATCTGATATCGTTCAACCTGGTCTGTGTAGTAGATCTCAACGAAGATCTTTTTGCTTTGCCCTTCATGCTCTGCATAAAACCTGATTCCAGCTATGAGCTTGGGCTTGATATCGTAGTTGTAGACGGGAATAAACTCATACACCGGTACCTTGGCAAACTGGTCTTCTCCCTCTTCGTTATCAACATAGTGGAGCTCATAAGCCTCCCCGAAGATCGTCTGGTCCTTTCCCAGCTCCGTGTTGAGCTCAGCCTCCCTATTAGCTTTAAACACATCTTCAATCAGTGAGTAGTAGGAAGTCTCTCCAGTATCCTCATCAAGGCCATACGAGATCAGTCCTGATTTGTACATGAAGCCCACGACAATGCGCACCAACAGCCTGCCATACGGTACGGGGATCCTGTTTCGATGTTCTGTCACATCTTTTGCCAGGATCGCAGGATTCTTGCCTCGGTAGTAATTATGCAGCGAGAGCAGATCAGGGATCTCTTGCTCTCTGGCTTTAATGAGTTTCACGACTTGGGTATCATTCAGTCTTCCATCTTCTTGTAATACGGCCTTGTAGCGTCTCATATGCGTAGACTCCTTAGTTGTGCTCTTTCAATATCGGGAACATGGATTGGTGTGGGTGCACCGTCTGTGAGTAGTAAGAACGCACCAGCTGCAGCATCGGCCTGGTCATCGTGTCCTGGTTGGGATCCGTCGGTGACACCCTCTAACTCACGAAGGAAAGACTCATTCCACTCCCCTCGAGCCATCTTCACATTCCCTGCCTTTGCCTGGACGGCCAGGGGCTTCCAGTAGCTGAGTTTGTTCTTCGTCTGGGGATAGTACTGCACATCAAATCCCATGAGGTGGTGTACGTAATCTTTGACCTCGTACTTACCTGCTGATCCCGGGTCCTGCCACAGACCGATCGTGGTCATTCGTCCATCTTGTGTTGCCATGTTCTTGATAGCTCGGTGGACATCATAGGGCTCACCTCTGAAATGTGAGGCATGCATGATATAGAATTTGCCATCTATGGCTTTCCTGAGCTTGATTCCTGCACTCCAGTCGGGATCAGGGTTGAGCTCACTGGGATTAGTTGCAGCTCGGTCCCAGAATCGCACCTCAACCTGGGCTGGTGGGATTTCAGCTGGTTCTAAGATCTCGAAGTATTGCCGCTTGAAGATCTCCCCTGCAGTGGGACGGGCAAACCAGTTGCCTCCCATGAGCCTCTTCTGCTCATAATCAAGCAGCGCATTGAGGTTGGCCAGGTACCCTGGGTCCTGATCGAGCAGGATCTTGTTGTCGAACACTGATGAGGGAATGAAGGTGAAGCTCTTTGGGTGACAGCCTGGATACTTGCGCTGCAGATCATCCTTTGAGTTTGCCCAGATGATCTCCCCTGACTGCCTGATAAACCAACGGATCACCCCACTTCGCTCTTTGATCGGAAAGCCTGTGTCTTGATCTATCCACCATGAGATAAATGGAAGGATCCAGCTGTCGGGATCAGGGTTCGTACTGGCTCTCATGTAGGGTTTGATGCCGCAAGTTGAGCGATTACGCGATAACATGTACCAAAACATCGACTCAGAGAAATGAGTGAGCTCATCAAACTCAATTAAGGGGATCTGTGCTCCCTGGAACTTGTGTTTCTTCTTCTCATGGTCAAAGTTACGAAATGATATCACCGATCCCGTCTGAAAACGGTACTGATGGATGGGAGTTGCTACTGGGGTTGCTCCGAAGTTCGGATACAGATCCTGTGAGACCTCCCACAATCCTCCCTCCATCGTGATCTCATCGGCATACCGGCGAAAGATGACAGCCGAGAACTTCGGGATATGCACATGGCGAAGCGGCTCAAGCAGCAGTCCGTATGACTTCCCTCCCCCTGCAGCCCCACCATAGATGCAGATGTCTGCTGGTGTTGATAAAAAGGCCTCCTGCGGCCCTTCTTGCGGTCGTATGAGCACTGGTGTTACTTAGGTTGCAAGCTGATGTCGGGTCACAATCTCATGGATCCAGCGCTTGCTGATCCCGTAGCGCTCTTCTAGTATCGTGAGCACCCGCATCTTCGGGATATTTGGCCTGGAGCACAGATCGCGATAGTCATTCCAGATTTTCTCATGCTCGATTGCCTTGGATATTTTCTGCGGGAAGTAGAGATTGATTCCTGCAAAGTTCTTCAGGATCTCCATCATCTTCTCATCGTCATCAATCATCCTGGCAAGATCCTCTAACTCCTCTGTAAGCTCAACGTGAATATCTGAATCCTCTGTATGCAATACCATCTTCTACTCCTCCCTTCTGTTATCTGGCAGATAGATCTCTATCTTGTTGCTTCCATCAATGTGTCCTGAGTGGCTGACATCCTGCTTGTCGCTCCATCCAATCTGCTTGAGTGAGAAGATGGCCATACTTGCGTTTAATTTGCCCGACAGGGCTCCTTTTTCGAGTACAGATTCCTTTTTGGTGATCAATTTTTTGATAGCGTCATTCAATTCCGGGAATTCATACAGCTGCTGGCGGTGCATCCCAAGCTCATAGGCACATTCTGCGAGGACCGGAAGTGGCGTGGTATCAGTGTAGGCGTTGATCTTCTCTTCAATTTCTTTGAGCAGCTTCTTCGTGTACTTTCTCGGCCGTCCAGCTGGCATTTATTTTTTGTCCCCCTCTTCATTATCATCACTGGTCCAAGGCTCTCCGTTTTTGAGTACCACCGGATCCTTCCCGTTCTCCTTGCACCACCTGATGTAGCGCTGTACTCCCACATCCACGTACTGAGGATCGATCTCCATAGCGTAGGCCTGCCGGTGTGATTTCTCGCAGGCAATGATCGTGGAGGCTGATCCTGAGAAGAGGTCCAGCCCAAAATTTCGCGCAATGTTTAGCACTACGGTCGATCTCCGGTTGGGACGTCGATCCCAAAGGCCTCAAAAATCTTACGTGCTCCTTTCGTCGGAGTTGAATAGATCGGCTTATACTTCCCTTTGAAGGAGACCTTCGAGAATGAGGTCACTCTCCTGAGCACATCTCGGTAACTTTTCGCATACCTGCTGAATTCAGCTCCATCTTTCTCAATGACCTTTCGTATCCAAGTAAGGAGAATCAAAGCGATGAATTGAATGAACAGGCGGCCATACATAGCAGTACTGCTATGTACCCTCAGCCGTTCACAATCGAGTTGATTCTTCAGATCATCAAAGAGCACCTCTATGCTATTGCGTTCCCGGTAACAGGCAAGAGCTGCTTTAGCATCCTTTTCTGCATTCGTATAGATGCACCAGTATCCGAAGAAATGCTCATCAAAATAGGTTTCAGGCTTCTTCTTTGCTTTGATCTTCTGTCCATTCTTTGTCTTGTATCCCAGTTCAAAGAATTCTTTATAGAACTCAGCATGTTCGGGGACCGGTTCTCCACGATCCAGTTCGTCATAACATCTGCTGTAGAGATCCATGAAGGACTGTCTTTTATGCAGGGCTGCCTCGTCATCACGATAGATATGAAGCCATGCACGAGTGCCACCCGGCATGGGCGCATACACCGTCTGGGACTGAATGATCGTCCCGTTTTCTTTCCGGATGTATCCACTGACATGCTCGGTCATCTCAGATCGCATCTTTCGAATGTGTTCATGAGGCCATTTCACATTCTGCGGGATAGGGATGATGAATTTGATCCCATGATCGGTGACGAAATTAAGATTCTCCTGTGAGTAGAATCCTCTGTCCATAATGAAGGCAGAGGGTTTTACTTCGAGTTTCTTCAATCGTGTTACCATTTCCTGCAGCGTCTTACTGTCATTCATAGACCCTGACAAAGGGGAGAACCAGATCGGAAGATCGGTATTCATGGCTGAGAGCAGGGCCAGATTGATCTGCGGGAGCTTTTCTTTATCTCGGTTATGTCCCCATTCAACATAATGGTTGTATCTTGCATAGGAACTGATGCTGGTGATGTCATAACAGAGACTCTTTCCCCTCCCTTTTCGCTCCATCCAGGGAGCAAGAAAGGATGAGAGGGTATCTTCATCAAGACGATTGAGAAGTTCACTGATCCGCCCAGCACTTATGGGCTTCTTCCCATGAGATTCCAACCATGCTTCCGCAGAAGATAGAGGAGATCCGGTACAGAGGATGTAGGAAGCAAGATCAAGGATGGATTGACTATCATCTTTGGGCAATGCTTTGCGAAGAAAAGGTTTCACACCGGTAGCCTTGATAGCCTTCTCGATGATCAGATTCTCTCCAGTCAGGGTGGTAGTCAGTACTGTATCCGCTGTAGCTTCCTGCTGCATGAGAAGCTTATATCTGGGACCAAAGGTAATCTCGCCACCTTTTTCTTTAGCTGTACCGACCAGTTTATACCGGTGAGAGGTCTTCTTGGTCTCAGGATTGTAGACAGGGTTATCAACATTAACATTGTAGCAGCCACGCTGCTTATTCCACACATATTTGAAGTCTTTATTCATGCTAAACATATTAGCACTATCTGTAACAAGAGTCCACCGTATAACTTGTTTTATTGAAGAAAAGTATTGTTTAAATCATGAGATCATGCTAAACGTTGCGCGAAATTTTGGGGTCCAGGACCTTGTTCTGCTTTAGCGTAGTGTTGTTTCTGATTGCTTTCATGCACAGGTCAACCGGCTTCTGAGTAGGGTGCACGTAGCTCTGGGCTGAGTCTTTTCGAATCTCCCAGACCGTTGATTCATCTCGGAAGAAAGAAAGCATTTCGATGAGCTCAGCCTTCTTGAACTTCTCGAGATCAATCTCCTCCTGGCGAAGGATGGTCCGCTGTTTTCTATCTCCAAACCAGCTGTTGTTATTGCCTTTCTTCCTAGCGTAGAAACACGGCTCGTGTGACCAGTGATAATCTGAGTGCCCCATGACCATGCCCTTGTTCCAAATGATCTGCTCCTTAACTTCAAATCCTGCATCGTTGAGCGCAGTCTCGAAGATCATCTGCGTGCTTGAGGCATGCCACACGTAGACAGCTGGGTTTTCTTTGGAGAAGGTATACAGCTGCTGGAAGGATCCGTAGAGCAGCTGATAGAGCGCATCCCCTCGAAGCGTATCGCCCTCAATGATCTCCCATTCTCTCCCGTTGGGGTTATTTGTGCCCTTGTAGCTCACTCCATAGGGGGGATCGGTGAAGATCATATCAGCCAGTTCCCCGTCCATGAGCTTTGCTACATCCTCGCTGCTTGTTGCATCGCCGCACATGAGCCGGTGGTCTCCCAGCTGCCAGACATCCCCTGGTTGGCTGATTGCAGGAACATCAAGCTCCACGACATCATCATCCTCGGTCTCATCGGGCTCTTCATCGAAGGCAAGTTTGAGCTCATCATCAACAAAGCGGAAGGTATCCCGGATCTCTTCATCCAGGTCTTTCAGCCAGGACTGCAGCTCTTCTACATCGAACTCACCATACTGGCTGGTGATGCTCAGGAGCTTTCTCTTGGCATCCTCGATGCTTTCAGCGTGGATATAATCAACTGGGATAAGGGGAATATCGTAGCCGTCTATGCGGAGTGAGAGCAGTGCTTGCAGCCTCTGGTGGCCATCGAGGATAAAGTTATCTCCATCGTGCTCCCAGATGAAGATGGGGGCGATAAAGCCATCGGTGAGGATCCGTGTTTTCAGCTTTTCAAGACTTGATGTGGAGAGCTTCTTCAAGCCTCCCTGGAACTCGATGATTGCATCAATTGGTAGGGTATCAGCTCCGGTGCATTTTATCTGGATACCGGGTGTTTTGGTTCTCTCTAGTACGTAAAACTCGCTCATAGGGATAGTCTATGAGCGGTGTGTGGTTAGTGGGAAGGGGTTTCTTAGAGACTACTCGTTATAGCCTCCAAGGGTACCCCACATGTACCGATATTCCAAACAATCGTTATTTTTACCTTAAGATGGATCATTAACTTCGCCACAAAAATCCAGAAGGATATGATAGAATATTCACGCTGTTACGCAAGGAAAGGAAGGGAAAATGAAAAAAACAATTTTTGCTCTGGTTATTTCTACTTTAGTTTTTCTAATGTCTTCTTGTGTCACACATGGTATTGGCAAGGCGTTTGTAGAATTACCAAAAGAACCAATTATAGCTTCTGAAACGATCTTTTACATGCGGACAGAAAATTTGGATTATTCCGTTGCAAATGCAGTCTCTTTATCACTGACCGAACATGGTCTCCAAAATGAAATCATTCATACAGCAGAAGATATTCCAGATCTTTCCACTAAAATTGGATCTGGAACCTGTTTTAGCATACTGCCCTCAATAATAGTCACAAATGCCCATGTGCTTGAGTACGAGGAACAATATCTATCGGTTAATGATGAGCTTTTTCAAATAGTAACAGTTATGGAAGATCCCGAAAATGATTTAGCCATTGCAGAAGTGCTTAACTATGAGTTTCCATATAGTTTTAGGATATATACGGAGGAGAATTATACGCTAGGTAGTGATGTCTACGCTATTGGATATCCCACCACCGACATTTTAAGCGAGGAAGTTAGAATAACAAAAGGGATAATCAACGCAAAAAGTGGTGTTGGTGGAGATCCGAAAGTATTACAAATCTCAGCACAAATTCAACCGGGAAATAGTGGCGGACCAGTTTTATTGGCTGATGACTTTTCCAAAGCAGCTGGAATTGTAACTTCAAAAGTTTCAGATGTATTTGCATTTCAGCAAAAAGGCACCTTCATGCAGAACGTTAATTTTGCTATCAAAAGCAATTACTTTGAAACAATATTTCCTGGAATAAATGATTATCTTTTATCCCAAGAGGTAAAAACACCCAAAACGCTAGAAGAAGCTTCCCAAGCAACTGGTCTCATTTATACCACAGAAACACCATTTTCCCCGTATGAAGATCGTTTGCTCATTACCCTAAGTTTGGAAAGAACTCAGCATGACACATTAACACAATATGGTACTTTCACAGAGTATACAATCGCAGTCGATCTTACTCTCAGTGATGTTGATGAACAAGAGCTTTATCATAGCTGGTTTATTCAATCATACTCATCACCGACTGGAAACTGGGCTGAGGTTGCCAATATGGCAATGGATGAATTTCTTTCAGAATTAATGGAACAAGGTTATTTAATTGGGGCTGAAATTCCAAAAGAAACTTGAATACTTTTTAATTGACAATACCCCTCGGATTTTAGGCTACATCTTTTATTCCCTCCTTAGTCATCCTGAGTGAGGTCGTGTTGCTAAAATCTTACCCCTTCCTCCTTCCAAACTCCACCACCTCTCCACACTGAGGACACTTGAACTGCTTCCCATTGGTGTTCATGGGGCTCCTACAAACAGGACAGTTTCTCCCTGACAACCAGTAGCCAAAATAATCATCACGTACCCGTCCATCTGGATTCTCGGCGTAGAAATGCCTGAGATTACTCGTTCCTGCATATATCGTTGTCTCTGGTGTGCTCATCATACACCTACCTTCCCTGGCCTTTTGCAGGTTCAAAGCGCTTTTTACGCTCAACATCATTGATCATCTTTCGAAGCCTCTTGGTATGCTCTGCTAGCTCTTCTGGGGTGAGGGATCGCTCCTGGATCTGCCTGGGACGATTGAACTCAAGTTTCCTCTGCCGATCTCTCGCGAGCTCTATCGCCTCCCCCAGGTACTCTTCGAAGATGGCAATATCAGGAACCATCTTCCACTTTGAGCTAAAGCGCTTGAGACACACCCCATACAAGGCCTCAAGGAGCTCCGGCTGCTTTGCTCCCAGGTAGGTTACTACCGCATCCCTCTGGCCCTGGGGATAGCTCATCCCGTAGTAGGCCTGGATCTTGGATATAAACTCCTGCAGCTTCATACTCCCACCCCCTCACGCTTAGCCTCAGCCTGTTTGATGAGCTTGAGGAATTCCTGGTCCAACTCCCCCGGAGGGGGATCTGCACCTCCTGGGTGGTCTCTGAAGGTCTCGAGGACCCGATCGAAGATGCCTCCAGCGTTGAGTGCTGATGGGAGAAACGGCTGTGATTTCCAGAATCGGTCTTTGCCTATTTTAAGCTCCCAGAAGCGTGTAATCATGCTTTTCAAGAATTCATCATAGGCATCAGGATCCCGGGCTTTCGCCTTTTTGATCAGCTGCTTGATGGCTTTGCCTTCTTTGCCGTAGTCGGTGAACTTTTCGCCGTTCTTGGACAGGAAGGCCTTCTGGAGGGAAGTGTAGAGTTCAGTATCCTGATTTGGTGATCTCGTAGCCGGTGGTGATTGCGTTGGTTCTGGGGGTGTACGCTCCTGCTCGTCTCCCGATGGCGGTGAAACTTTTGGTTCGCCGCTATCTTTAGGAATTGGATTAGGTATTGGTATTGGAGTAGGAATAGGAGAAGGAGATGGAGCATTGCCAACTGTATGCAGATTGCATGCGACCTGCTGTGCGGATTGCATGCGCTTTGCATCATCTTTTGTGCAATCGGTAGTACCCTCTGCTGTTCGGTCTGCAGTGCCCTTGGCATCCGATGCATGTTGCATGCTATCTGCACTGCCACCTGCATTGGGTTCTGGATTCGAGTTTGCATTGCCTTCCGTGTGCCCGTCTTCAGCTGATTGCATTGCCCATCGTTTGCGGGCATTCTGCCTGGCTATCTCAGATCGCTCATTCTGATAGTAGATCCAGGGCTGATGGTCCTCCCATCCGTGGAGGGAGTAGACGCCATCCACACACTCAAGGAAGTTAATTTTCGGGTCACTGAGGCCTTTACAAAACACTGTTGGATCCTCATCCCAGCCTGCAAGCTCAGCAATATCTACCTCATCAAGATCCTTGAAAACCCCCTTGGGGTAGAGTTTCGCTGAACTGGTCCACAACCGCACCAGGGCATAGAACCCTTTATGTCCTAATACCCTGATAAGGCGCTTGGTCTTGGGATGTTCGAAGAAGTTTATATCGAGTCGAATATCATCTCGTGCCATATTGTTTGCTGTTATCTCTCCATTGATGTGCTTCGGGACCTCTGTTTTCTATAGAGAGACTTCCCTCGGCTGATACACTTGTAGTCATACTTTCCACCCTCCCGGGCGTACCTGAGGTATCGCAGTACCGTATCGGGATAGGGGCGTCTGACTACTCCGGTCTTTCTGAATATCCGTGAGGTAACCTTCTTCTGCAGCTCGAGAGCTGA